ATATGCGATAGAAACGTTTTTAAAGACATTTGATTTAACACAAAAGGGAATGGTTCCTTTTAAGTTATTTTACAAACAAAAAGAAATCATTAAATCTTATGAAGAACACAATCGTAATTTGGTAACTAAACCTCGACAGGCTGGTGTGTCTACAACTACCGCAGCATATATTGCAGTTAAAACTGCGTTTGGTGATCCAGATAACCCACATAAAGTACTAATACTAGCCAACAAACAGACATTGGCACAAGAATTCTTAAAAAAGGTTAAAGACTTTTTAGATCAGATACCATATTGGGTATGGGGGTTAAATGAAGGTTCTGATTATTTAGAGATTAACTCAAAAGGACATCTTAAATTAAAATCAAATGGGTGTGAGATTAGAGCGCTAGCAACATCTAAAGACGCATTAAGGGGTTTTACACCAACATTCTTAGTTATGGATGAGGCAGCCTTCATCGATAATGGGGCGGAGGTATTCGGTGCAGCTTTAGCTTCATTAGGTACAGGTGGTAAGATTGCATTAATATCTACACCTAATGGTATGGATCCATTATATTATAAAACCTACGACAAATCTAAAACAGGAGATAACAACTTCAACATAGTAGAAATGAAGTGGTACCAAGATATCCGATATAACAGAGGACTTTACTGGACTAGGGGTGAAGATGAAAAAGAAGAAAAGATAGAGTGTGATACTGTTGGTAGAACTAAATTACGATGGGAATATATGGATAATATATATGAAACTGATGAATCTACTATAGAGTATTATGAAGTTATGGTAAAAGATGGGTGGAAACCATTATCCCCTTGGTATGAGGAGATGGCGGCAGATATGGGTGACCCTAAGAAGATTGCACAAGAACTTGATGTTTCATTCATTGGTTCAGGGGGTAATGTGGTAGACGATGAATATATTACATATCACGAAGAAAACTTTGTAAAAGATCCAGAATTTGCGTCTGAGGTAGAAAAAAGTATGTGGATCTGGAAACAACCTGAAGTGGGACATAAATACATAATGGGTGTTGATGTTAGTAGGGGTGATGGTAAAGATAGTTCTACTATTGCGATATTAGACTTTGAAAACTTAGAACAAGTTGCAGAATTTAAATATAAACTACCACCAGATATGTTAGCGGAAATAGTTTATAAGTATGGTAATATGTATAACGCATATACTGTAGTAGATATTACGGGTGGTATGGGTGTTGCAACGGTATTAAAACTTTTAGAAATGGAATATAAACATCTACATTATGATGATCCTAAAAGTAGAAAATTATCCGAAAAATACGCAAAAACCGCATATAAACAAGGGGATAAAGTACCTGGATTTAATGTTGGTAATACTCGTTTACAAATGGTTTCTGAATTAGAAGAACATATTAGAGAAAATAAAACTATTATACGTTCACAAAGAATGATATCCGAACTTAGAACTTTTGTTTATAAAGGTGGTAGACCCGATCATATGGAGGGTTATCACGATGATATCATTATGGCTTACGCTATGGCGATATTCATAATACAAACTTCTTTTAAGAAATTAGAACAAGTTGAGAAACAAACTAAGGCTATGTTAGAGAGTTGGGTTAATGTGTCAAATAAAGAAACTAAACCTTTATTTAATGAACAACAACACGTAAATCCTTTTTATACAAATACACCAACGTATCACCCAAAACAGTCGAATAATGGTAATAATGATAATGGAGAATATAATTGGTTATTCGGAATTAAATAGTATTTAGATTTTTTAGATATTTATTATAATAGTAACAAAGTATATTTAATAAAATGGCAAGAAAAACGATATTTCAACAATTAAATGACTTATTCGGTCCAGAGGTAAACAGACCACAGAATAAGTCTAGATATTCTATAAATGATAAAGAACTTCTAAAAACTAAATCTAAAGAAGAATATGATTATGAGAAGTTAAAAAGACAACAAGATGCTTATTTAGCGAATCAATGGCAAAAGGTAGATAATGAAATTTACCAACATTCGATTTATTATGAAACAACAAGATTAGCGTCTTATGCAGATTTTGAGGGGATGGAGTTTTTCCCAGAAATCGCAGCAGCTTTAGATATTATGATGGAAGAGTCTACTACGTTAAATGCGGATAATAAAGTAATAAATATATTTTCTGAAAGTAGGAGAGTTAGAAGAATATTAGATGATTTATTCTTTAATAGATTAGATATACATACATCATTACCAATGTGGACTAGAAATGTTTGTAAGTATGGAGATGATTTCCTTTATTTAAATATCGATAGTGAAGACGGTATTACTGGTGTAAAACAACTACCTAACATAGAAATTAGTAGAAAAGAAAATGCAGGTTTCGGAGAGAATTCTGTAAATGCGGAACAAGATAAATTTAACCCAGTTAAGTTTGTATGGGGACAAAGAGATATTGAATTTAATGCTTGGCAAATTGCACACTTTAGATTATTAGGTGATGATAGAAGATTACCTTATGGTACTTCTATGTTGGAGAAAGCAAGAAGGATATGGAAACAATTATTACTTTCTGAAGACGCAATGTTAATATATAGAGTAACAAGAGCACCAGAAAGAAGGATATTTAAAATTTTCGTTGGTAATATCGATGAAAAGGATGTACCTGCATACGTTAATCAAATCGCTAACAACTTTAAAAGAAGTCCTGTCATCGATCAGAATACAGGACAAATAGATACTAGATATAATCAAATGGCACAGGATCAAGATTACTTTATCCCTGTTAGAGATGCGAACGCACCATCACCAATAGACACATTACCAGGTGCAACTAACCTATCTGAGATTGCAGATATTCAATATCTACAGAAAAAATTATTTACCGCACTTAGAGTACCTAAACCATTCTTAGGGTTTGAGGAAGCCAATGGTGAGGGAAAAAACTTAGCGTTACAAGATATTAGATTTGCTAGAACTATAAATAGGATACAACAATCTATGTTACAAGAATTAAATAAGATTGCAATTATTCATTTATATATTTTAGGGTTGGAGGATGAATTAGAAAACTTTACATTAACTCTGAATAATCCTTCTACACAGGCAGAGATGTTAAAGATAGAACAAACACAATTAAAAGTTACACTTTATAAGGACGCAGTATCTGATGCAGGAAATGGGTTTGGTGCAATGTCTATGACTAGAGGTAAAAAAGAAATCTTAGGTATGTCAGAAGAAGAAATCAGAAATGACTTAGAACAACAAAGATTAGAAAAAGCTGCCGCAGCTGAGATGGAACAGACTGCAACCATAATTAAGAAAACTGGTATATTCGACAGAGTGGATAAACTTTATGGTGATTTCTCCGCCTTAACAGGTGGTGCACCTGCAGAGGGGGGTGAAGAAGCTGGTGGAGAAGAAGCTGGTGGATTCGGAGGTGATACTGGTGGTGACTTAGGTGGGTTTGGTGCAGACACAGGCGGTGGTGAAGAACCCGCAGCGGAACCAGCAGCTACAGAGGAATCAATTAAGAAAACAGATAACCTTTTATTAGAACAAGAAAAAAGAAAATACGAAGAAAAAGTTAAGAAATATCAAGGAATATATCTTAATAGACTTATGGAAAGTTTAGATAAAGATGATAGAGTATTTGATTTAGATGATGTAGAAAAGGATACTGAAATACTTAACTCCAAAATTAGTGATATAACAAAAGAAATCGATAATTTAACAAAATAGAACTTTTTTATAAATTTAGAATATTTATTAATAAAAAAGAACATGAATAATTTTGGTAATATTAAAGATACCTTTAAAAATTTAGTTATAGAATCTGTAATTAAAAAAAATGATAAGGGTAAAAAACTATTTTCTAAGTTTTTAAAAACAATCAAAGAGAATAAAACATTAAAGGATCAGTATTTAATCTATAGTAATTTACAAAACACTAAGTTTGATGATTCTGTTGAGGCGAGAGAATATGTTAAAGAAAACATTTCCCTATTAAAGACTTTAAATGAAACTCACATTAATAAGGGTAACGAATTCTTTTTAAAATTACTTAAGGGTAATAAAATAGTAAAAGAAAATGATTCTTTTTATAAAGATGTACTTTATTTAGTAAACACAGAAAAAACTCCTTCTAATATTAATAAGATAAATGAATCTATTAATAACATTATTAAAGTAATGTTAGAAAAAGAAGAGACTGAAGAAGTTGTTACGGAAAATATTGATTTACCACCTAGTGTATTGACAAAATTGGCGGTAAATAAATTTAATTCTAGATATTCTAAAATTTCTGAATCAGAAAAAGAAATTATTAAAACAGTTCTTAATGGTAATAATGAAGATAAAGAAAAAACATTTAATAAATTAAAAAGAGAGTGTATTGACACTATCGATAATAAATTAAATGAGAATTCTGATTTGGATCTGAAGGATAAACTTTTAAAAGTTAAAGATAAATTATTAAATACTAATTTTAGTTTAGATAATTTTAATTCGGATATTAGTAAAATTTATGACTTAAACGAATCTATTAAATAATAATAATTAGAAAAAATGAGAATTAGAAAAAACGGAACGGTTATTAATCTTACTGAATCTGATTTACGTAGAATTGTAAAAAGAGTTATTAATGAATCAACTCAATCTAGTAATAAGATACGTTTAAATGCAGATACTACAACTGTTTACGTTTCTGCGAAAAGTAACAATATCGATAGGCCTTTACAAGGAGCTAAAGTTGAATGGGTTAATAATAAGGGAATTAAAGTAACTTTACCAAAGGGTGAAATGAGAAGTGATGAAATATTTTACGCTTCTATTTATACAAATAACCCTAAACAATATATTGGTAGAAGTGAAATGATTCCTCGATGGATTACTCAATTTAATTCTAATGGTGAATTAGAAAGAAGAACAGAAATTGTAAATAAACATAAAGTTAAAGTTAATAGAAAAGAGATTTCTGTTTTGTGGACATGGCCCCCAAATGGGATTACAATCGTACAACCAGAAACCACCTAAAAAACAAAGATGGAGTTTTTATTTTATATAATATTTATTCTATATGAAAAGAATTATAAGATTAACCCTCTTTAATTTAACGGATTAGGACCGTTATTGTCTACGGACAATTTATTACCCACTAAAGTTCGCTACTATAGTGGGTTTTTTTATGCCCCAAATTTGACATTTCGCGACACAATCATTATAATTGTATTACAAACTTTAAAAATAACAATATATGAAAGAAATTATGAATGAAATTAGGAAAAGAAATCAAGTTAGATTTATTAGACAACTATAAAACTAAGATTGGTACAGTTAATAACAAAGAATCAAAGAGTCTATATATTAATTTATCTGCGTGGGGACAATTAGATAAATTAGATGAGAATATAAATTATGATTACTTTTTAAGTAACATAAGAAAGAAAATAAAACAAAAATTAAATAATTCTTTAAATGAAGAATTATTCCATAACCACAAATATATTGTGGATTTAGATATGAGAACTTCAGGTCTATCAGTAGAAAAAAGAAGTTTTATGTCTTGTGAAATAACACTCTACCAAAAGAGATACCTCCCTTTAAATAAACATAGAATATTAGAGAGTACAAAAAAAATTATTAATGATGTTGTAACCGATTGTTTAGAAAACAATTCTGTTTTTACTTTCTACAAGAGAAAAAAGTAATTTTTTAACATAGTGATATATTTATAAATAAAGTATATCATTATTATGGAAATATTAAAAAAGAATGAGATAAGTAAGAAAGGTATCCTTATCGAATATGATGCGGGTTACATTTCTCCAAAAGATAATCGACACTTTATTAGTGAAATGACAAAACTATCCAAAGGTGAACCTATTATAGAGGAACCTTTGGTTGTTTATGCAGTTATGCAAAAATATGGGGTGGAAAACAGAAACGAAAGAGTTTATCCCGAAGCGATACTCAGAAGAGAGGCGGAAAATTACCTTAAACTTATTAAAGAGAAAAGAGCGTTAGGTGAGGCGGATCACCCAGAATCGTCTATTGTTGCAGTAAGTAGAATTTCTCATAATGTGGTAG